GAGTAATTCTTTTAAATAAAATTTTCTCAAATATACAGGTAGTTGGTAAACATCACTATGTGCAAAACCCTGACTATGGTATGTCATTTGAAATATTTCTTTATGAAGATTTGCTGAATAATCAGGCGGTAGGCCAAAAAAAGTTTACCGTCATTGGTATATCTACCTTGACAGTATCTCCCTCCAATTCTATTTCTTGTGTCAATTCTATATCAGGTGAAACTTTGTTGATATGTTTTCTTAATTCTAATGAATCTCTTGAAAGCATATTTTGAACAAATTGATTAATTGTATTTACATCACCATCACCATTTACAGATGTAACGGTATGTCGTAATCTTGTAGTTAATTCAGGACTAACTTGAACACCTGTTTTCTTAATACCCTTTAACTCAGTATCAATTAACTTTTCTTCTTTACCCGTAAGCAATTTAAAAGTAATCTTAGCCTTTGATACTGGTAATTCTAATTCAAATTTATTACCCTTAACATCATCAGGTATTTTTTTGAATGGGCAATCAGCCAAATTAAAAGTGTGATTAAATGTTTTTTCTGTATTAGGGTTTGTTACTTCACATTCATATTCTGGACCATAAGCCAAAATACGAGCTGCTACCATTATAGCGTTTTTATCCCCTAATACTAAATCATCACATTTAATACCTTCTGTAACGATTAAAGAATCTAATAATTTATCAATCACAACACCTTTCTTGATAAGATTTTGAGATGTCAAAATATCTTCTTCTTTAGCCGTCATATATTTGATTTCGATTTTACCATTTGAGATTGGTGAATCTTTAGGATATACTTTACCTAAACTTGGTAAATCTATAACCTCACTGTGATACTGCTTATTATCAGCCATTTATAACCCCCTATACTTCTAACGCTCTCCTAAACCAACCAAATAAGAATTTCTCTTGTTCTGGTTTTTTGTTTACTAAATCGTAGTAGTGTTTTAATCTATAACAACGAGTTCTGTTATCACAAGGTTTGTATTTGTTGATTGCTTCAATGGTTTTTGGTCCTAATCCACCATCAACATCTAAATTACCACCTTTTGAATTAACAGCTCTCTGTAATACTTTTACTGCTGTACCTCTTCCTTGATTGATACACATATCAAAAAATATATGTTTCAGATTATCGGGCATTGAAGGTACTTTATTTGCTACCCAATAATCATCATAGTAAATTTGTTTCGCTTCTTCTTCTGTAAGATTTTTTATATCAACATCGGGATAGAATCTCTTGGTGATTCCGTATTTAGTTTCACCTCCAAGATCTTTCGGGTCATTTACATAACCACCTTCATGCTTTATAACTATATCTATTATATCATCAAATTTTGTTAACATTAGAATTGTAATATAGCGTAGTCGTATCTTAATGTTAATGATATTTCAGTAGGATCACTTGAATCAAAAGATAAATCACCAAAATTAGCAGCTTCAATATAAGCACCCTTTAGTGACCACTCTTCAACTTTATCTCCAACAGGACCTAATACATTAAAAGTAATATCTTTTTTGTAGAAATCTGAATAACCATTTCTACCAGTAACAGATTCGTGTCCTAATCTAATCCACTCCATAACAGCTTGAGCTCCACTTGGAACAATAGGATCATATAATGTTATATCTAAAGTTTGCCATTGACCTTTACCTTTAACATAACGAACAACATTCATATGATGTAATTCAACAGTTTCAAAATTTATAGATGGCCTATTCGCAGTTCTAATTAAGTAAGCTGGAATACCATCAATTTCCATTATAAACCGATTCTTTAATTTCGGTTCAAAGGGTGTAAACATTATATCATTAGCATCAATCAACTCTGCCATTTAATTTCTCCCAAATTTTTGGTTACATATTTTCATATATAAATATCTACAAACACAAAAAACCATCAAATAAATGATGGTTTTCTGTTTTTGATTGTTATTTATCCATCGTTTTATTCAGGAAATGCAGCACCTGTAGGTTGTACAACAAAATCCAACACTATGAACTCTGCAGTTCTTGTAGGTTGTAAGAATAATTGTCCAACTAATTGATTTCTATCAATAACATCAGGTGTGTTATTCGTACCATCCATCACCACTCTGAAAGCAGTTAAACCACTTTGTGATTGAACTTGTTCTAAGAATGGATTAACGATGTTTAAGAATCTATTTCTCAAAGCCGCATTGTTTTGTTCAAATAATAAGAATCTTGAACTTGAAGCGATAAACTTCTTAACTCTAATAAGTAATCTTCTTACATTGATTCTATCTAAAGCTGATGCTTTTTTCTGTAATGTTTTTTGTCCAAACACTGTTACCCCTTGTCCAGGAAATGTAGCAATTGGATTAACATTTGAATCATATAAATCATCACGATTACCTTGTGTTAGTTTTCTTTCAGCTTGAACAGCAATATCAATTCCACCACGATTCAATCCAGCTGGTGCGAACCAGGGGTGAGCCACTTTATCATTGAAAGCGTATATCCCACCGATAGCAACAGATGGTGGCACCCATCTTTGTGTTCCAGCGACTTGAGAATCTGGTACTTTAATCCACGGCCAATACATAGCTGCGAAATTAGAATCTCTTGTTTCTGCCTCTGTTGTTGCTGTAGCTAATGTACTAGCAAATGGTACAGGATCTAATACAGCGAAACAATCACCTCTATCTTCACACACATCAATTATTTTACTAGCTATTGATGTATGTGTGTTGGCTATAATACCTGGAGTTAATATTAAATTAATATCATACTCATCTTGGTTTGCTAATAAATCAAGAGCGTTTTCATATCCAGTTTTACCCTCATCATCTGTCTGAGGTTTTAATCCTTGTGATTGTAAACCGATATTCTCATAAAAATTAATAGGATTAGATACACTACCTCTATTATTTCCTAAAGCATCAAACCCAACAACACCATCAGTACCACCACCAAAACCACCATTACCAGAACCACTACCGATTTCAGGTAAAGATGCTGATGCTGCTGGTACTCTTACCTCACCATTTTCATCTAAATAATCTATAGTAGTATTAACATTCTCTACTGTAACAAATTTAGATTTTTGTGGAAATGAACCAGTTAATTGAAGATATTTAGTAGTACCATCAGTTCTAACAGTAAATCTTTGGTCACCTATTACTTTACCGATATAATTGGTTGAATTAGGATCTAAAGTAACATTATTAAATGTTTCAAGAGTTTGTTTTCTTTTTATATTATCATTACCAGCTCTGATTACAAGGGTAAATGTACCTTTTTTCTCATTTTTATTTGATATTTCATATCTGATATTATGTTTTGAACCACTAAGTAAAACATTATTTGTAGTGGCTGTAGTGGAAAAATTATCCATAATACTTCCATCAGATAGTGTTTTTAAAGAAAATGCCTCATCAGTTGAA